TGGCATTGCGGTCCCGTGGGCTCCAGTTACCGCAACCGTTCTTGGCGGTCAGCGTGTCGCATTTGCGCGCGGTGCATTTGATGTCAACCAAAAAGCCGCCAAACTGATTGAAGGACATGACCTCACACAGTTGCGCGGCACAGTGAACGCGTTGGCAGATTTCCCTGAAGGGCTTGGCTTCACTGCGACGTTTGCCCGCACTAGGGCCTCAGCGGACGCAGTTGAGTTAGTTCGCTCTGGTGCATACGATGCGGTGTCCGTAGGCGCAGAAATCCAGGAATCGCATTTTGACAAAACGCTTAAAGCAACAATTGTGACTAAGGCTTCTCTAATTGAGTTGTCTTTAGTCGCTATCCCGGCATTCTCGGGAGCCGAAATACGCGACTTAGTCGCGCAGGCTGACGATGAAACAGATCCCGATGAAGAAGAAATACCAGATCAAGAAACCCCCAACCAACCATCCGAGGAGGATGAAATGTCAGAGCCAACATCCATTGATGCCGCAATAGCGACTCAACCAATCTACGCGACCGTCAAACGCGAATTCAAAATGCCGACGGCTGCCGAATACATCAGCAAGTTTGTTCAGGGTGGCGCAGAGTTTGCCGAATTCAACTCACGCATTCAAGCCGCAGCACCTGATGTGACTGCCGATCCAAGCCTTCTTGGAACCTTGCCGACGCCGATTGTTCAGCCTCTCTTTGACTCGCTAAACCCAATCCGTCCAGTAGTCACCGCAATTGGCGCACGATCCATGCCAACCAGTGGAGCCACTTTCCGACGCCCTGTGCTTACAGTGCGGCCCGTAGCAACCACGCAGTCGGCTGAACTGGCAACATTGGATCCCTCAACCGTCACAGTGACTAACAACAATGTTGACAAAGTCACCGTCGGAACATATTGCACCCTCTCCGAGCAATCAATCGATTGGAGTGACCCTTCCAGCGTTGACATCGTGCTACGTCAGTTGGCTATCGCTTACGGTCAGGCCACCGACCTTCTCGCTTGCGACGCAATTGAGACTGGAACAGTTCAAACTGAAGATTGGGACTCAAGCGATTCCGCAGTAACTATTGCTGGTATCTACACCGCAGCCGCAGTCATCAGCACCGCAGGCAACTACCTGCCAACTCACGCCTTCGTCGCACCTGACGTTTGGGCGGCCCTTGGATCTTTGTGCGATCTTCAGGGCAGACCAATTTTTCCCACACTTGCGCCAATGAACGCACCAGGAACTTCTAACGCAACAACTTGGAACGGCAATCCTCTCGGCTTGACCTTGGTTGTTGACAAGAACTTCACCGCAGGAACTTTCATCATCGGACACGCCGCAGGCGCAGCCGCTGGTTTTGAGTTTTACGAGCAGAACAAGGGCGCGGTCAGCGTTGAAGTTCCGTCGTCACTTGGACGCACAGTTGCGTACCGTGGCTACGCTGCAACCTTCTTCGCTGATCCTGACATGTTCGTCTCAATGACGGATCAGGCATAGTCGAGTAGCGACACTAAAGGAACTGGGACATGGCAACCTTCACCGTTACACACGCGCAACGCGTGGATGGCATTGCCGTGTTCCAGACCTTAGAGACCACAGACATCACCATTGGTCAAACAATTGTGGTCACCAATGTCGGCAACGATTTTAACGGCACGTTTATCGTGCAGGCCGTACCGATCTACTATCTGGTAGGCGTCGGCGCGCAAGGCGACTACGAATACGACTACGACATCACAATCGTCAACCAGTTACTGGTAATTAACGCAGGCGACAATTTCAACCGTGACACCGCACCCGGCACAATTACATGGACACAGTCATGCACTTGGCTCTCATCCATTGCTCCCGTTGAGGAGTTTCTTGGCATTGAGTCTGCTACAGCAAACGACATTGCTTTCTTAGGCACATGCGTTGACGCAAGTAACGCATGGTGTTTTCGTCGAAGGGTGTCCGCCGGTTACCATGACAGTCTGACCACTGTCCCTGATGGTTCCGTCCTGCTTGGAACCGTCCTTTATGCTGCTGGGTTATATCGTGAGCGCGGGACAACTGGAGACAGTTACGCATCATTCCAAGACATGAGTGGCCCACCGTTAATGACACTCGGACGCGTCAACCAGCTTCTTGGCGTTAAAAGGTCTCAGGTCGCATGAGATGCCAAACCTCCTCTACGACTCGGCTGAAATTTACGACACCGATGAGTTCACTTACAGCGGCATGCCAATAATTTACGGACTATTCAGAGAAGCAATCGACATGGTTGCCGACTCGTTGACTGCTCTTGCTTTGGCACCTGTGACCGATCCGCGCAACGCAAGACCTTTGACCGTGTTTGTGGAACTACCAACTTTCACATGTTTTAACAGCAAAATTGCTGACATAACTTGCGACATTAGAATCCTTGGTGCGCCTCCCGGCAACAGCGATTCCACTAACTACATTTTAACGGTTTGTGACACCATCATGGATTCAGAAATTGTTATCATTTCAGGACAACCTTCAATCGCACAAATCGGTTCGCAAGAACTACCCGCTTACGATTTAACAATCAAAATCAGCGCAGCCCGCTGACCAAACAAAGGAAAAGAACATGGCAATTATTTACCAAGGAGACGCAGAAATACTCATTGGGGCATCAAACATAAGTTTGAATTGCAACAGTGTGACCGTAACCGTTGGCTACGACATGGCTGACGCATCTGTCATGGGAGATACAGGTTACAAAATGGTGTCAACTCGTCAGACCGTAGACGTCAGCGCAACCGTGTTCCTCGAGTACGGTGCCAGTTCCGTTGAAGCATTGATCTATGCAGAAGTAGGCGAGGGCGACACCACTCTGGTGATTACCCCGTCATCTGGCGCAGTAGCAGCTGGGAACCCTAGTTACACAATTACCAATTGCTCAATTGCAAACTTTAGCCCAATCTCAACAACTGTCGGCGACCTCAGCACCTTCACCTTGACCGCCACTGCTGGAACATGGGTCCGCGCAACCGCATAATTTGAAAGGTCCCCGACATGATTGGTATGACTTTAAAGGTAGAAATGCTTAGTGGCGAAATCCACGAGGCCCCAGTTACTTACGGTGTGGCGGCGCGTTGGGAAGATCAACACCCGCTCACATCGGTCTCAAAGTTTTTGGATGACATGAAATTTAAGCAATTGGCTTGGTTGGCTTGGGACGCTGTGCGCTCAAGCGGAGTCGTAGTTGAAGTGTTCAGCAAATGGCTAGACAAAGTAGGAGACATTACTTTTATCCCAAAAGCGGAAAGCAAGTCGGAAGGGCCACCAACTTGATCGCACAGTTGGCGGTTAAAACTGGGATCAGCCCGCTGGATCTGATGGACACACCGCCAAACATTATTGATGAGATGATCCGTCTCATTGTTGAGCAGAACGAGAAACGCTGATGGCACTGGAGACAAAAGGATTTGCCGAGACAATGCGAGACCTTGGCAAGATTGAGCCTGCGATGAAGCGTCAGGTCATTAAGGACATTCGAGGCATTGTCAAGCCCGTAGTAGATATCATCAACGCTCGCATTCCATCTGTTGCTCCGCTCTCTGGCATGAATCATAACGGTCGCACAGGATGGGGCAATGTCAAGAAGGTCGCCGTCAAGGTTGATTTGCGCGCTTCTCGTAGTTCGCCTGGCACAGGTACCCAAGGCGCAAAGCAGATGTCTCTTGTTCGCATTATCACTAAGGGCGCACCAGTTGCCATTGTGGACATGGCAGGCAAAGGTGGAGGACTTAAGTCTCGCCGAGAGTCCAAGTATCAGAGACCGAACTTTGCGTCAGCGTTAGATCGTCTGGCCAGCCCGTCGCGCTTTATGTGGAAAGACATTGAGCAGTCCATCGGAATTATTGAGAACGAACTCCAGCAGACCGTTGATAAAGCGGTGTACGCCGCCAACAAAGAATTAATGAAGGTGCGCTAATGGCAATCAGAATCCCAGTTTTAACGGAGTTCTCGGACAAAGGACTCAAATCAGCCAAGGCCGCATTTGCTAATTTTAAGACTGATGTCAATGCGGCCAGTGGCGCAATGGGTAAGTTTAAGGCTGGAGGCAACGCCGCTCTTAACGCAGTCAAGGCAAACGCTGGCAACTTGGCAATGGCGGCTGGTTCTGCTCTTG